ACGCTGACGAGCATTTCGTCCAGGCCGTCGACCGGGTTCATATCCTCGAAAGCGCGGGCTTCGTTGCGGCTCATCCAGCCATCGGTGATCGCAAAGTGGTAGAACTGCGCGCGTTCCTGCGGGGTGCCGCGTAACAGGCCAGTAAGGTTAAACCGGACGTAATACCCGGCGGCCAGTTCGGCACGGGTAAACAGGCGGCGGTTAAGCTCCTGCTCCCAGTTCGTCACCCAGGGCATCATCGAGTAGCGGACAAACTGAATGGCCTGCTGCGTGATGTTGCTGAAGGTGGCTTTCTCCAGGTCGTTGATCATGTGCGCCGGCACGTTAAAGATCCCGGCAATCATCGAGCGGTTGAGCTTTGACATGTCGATGATCTGGGCGTCAATCGGCGACACAGTTAGTGCCTTGTAATCCAGATCCGCAGGCAGCAGCATGGTTTTGTTTTCCTGGCTGCGTAACGCCTGGGCTGCCTTTTTCCATTGGTCTTTTAGCCTGGCCCAGCTTGTGTTATCCAGTGCTGTTTTTACTGACACGATTCCCGCCGGACGGGCATTACCGCTGAAGAAACTTTCCGTATACTTCTGCCCGCTCATGCCCATGCCGATTGTTTCGGCGTGCTGCATCACCGGGCTGAGGCCCATTTTCTGGTTATTCCCCAGCGCCCGGATGTGGATCATGTCGTCAGGGCTGATGGCGAAGGCTCCCTCTTCGTTATAAACGCCGTAGGTGTAGCGTCCTCCAGTATTAATCAGGGTCGTTTCCCAAGGCATACAGCAGTCCAGGGAGGTGACTTCTCCGCGGCGGCTGCGCTTGACCCAGGTGTAGCCGTTGCCCCAGCCGAGGATGTGGCGTTGCTTCAGTTCGCGCCACTTATAGCTGGTCTGCCAGGTGTTCGGCTCATCATGAACCAGATAAAACGCTGGGTGATCCCGCGCTGGCTCGACCTTGCCGTTGTGCTTTCGCATGACATGCAGCGGCATCTGGGCGAGGTTCGAGGACAGGACGTAAATGCAGGCATATACCGCCGCGAGCTTCATCGCCGTCTCAGGGCTGACATATACGTCTGCTGCAAACAACCCGTCGGCATCTACCAGTTCACCGCTGATTGGCGTGGCCGGATTCTCAAGAGATTCACTTCTGAACAGAGAGTCAAACAGCACGCTTCCTCCTTCTGGCCATCGCCAGGGCGCCCACCAGCAGGAGCCCGCCGGAGAACATCAGTGCCGGAGCCAACCCGAATTGCAGGTAAAATCCGGCGGTGAGCAGGCCGTACCCGGCCAGCCCGATAACATCAGTAATTAGTGATTTCATAAAATTAGAAGGTCATCGTCCGGATCAAGGGATGAGAGGAAATTGCCAGGCTCTTTGAGCATTGCCCGCCCGATAGTCATAATCAGCGCAACCGCGCCGTCAATTTTGTTTTCGTTCTGCTCTTTAATGGGTTTAACCACATCGTCGTTACCAGGCAGATACTTCCCCACGACGTTGCTGATACACCAGCTCATGATGGGGTTGCCGTCGTGATGAAAGCGGCCCGACTCAATGGCGGCTTCCAGCTCCTTCATCGGGTCAGACATGTTGGTGTAGTTCTGGATGATGGTGACGGGATTCAGCTCTTCATCGGCCAGATCGTGTGAAAGGCCGGTAGCGCCAAACGGGTCAATCGGTGACTCACTGACCGGGTTCAGTCTATTTGCCGCTTTCGCCTCTTCAAGGATGTAGCGGTAATCCACCTCAGCCCCGTCAGTTACCGTCAGTAACCCCATCTCAACCCATTTCTGAAAGCGCTCAGCTGTACGGCGATCCTCGTTTTTCTCGACGCTGTATACCGTGTCATACGGCACCCAGAAGCGCGGTGCCACGCAGTAGTAATGCGTCTTCCCGTCGATTTCCCGGGTAAACAGGCGTGCCATGCTGTTCATATCCAGTTTGCGCGCCAGGTCGAACGCCAGCACACAGGGTTGCCCCTCGAACTGTTCCAGCGTCAGCGTCTTATCTTCGCAGTTCTGCCAGGACACCAGGTTGAAGAACGCGGCCCGGGCAGCGACCCAGATATTGAGGTGCTTCGTTTTGAACACGCCCGCCTGGCGGGCATTGTTGATAGCGCGCTGTTGCTGGCTCAGCAGAAAGTCGCGGTAGACCGACACCCCCATATTCGGATTTGCCTTCTCCAGCACCTTCGGGTCGGTCCAGTCGTCACCTTCATCGACTGTATAAACCACGCCGAACAGCTCCTCGTTGGGCACTGAGCCATTCAGCATCTCAATTACTTCGCGGCGTTTGTCGTAGCAAGGCCCCTCGATGTTGTAGCCCGCTGTGGTGATCGCCCACATCAGCGGCTGCCGGCGGGCACCCATGCCCGTCAGCATCGTGGTGTACAACGCATCGGTTGGGTGTTCGTGATATTCGTCGACTATCGCGCAGTGTGGCGAGGCCCCGTCGCCAGGGTTGCCGATCAGCGGCTCGAAACGGGCCCCGTCTTCCGGCCGGTTCAGGTTTGAAGCGTTGACCTCGATGCCGAACGCCTCCACCAGCAGCGGGGTGCGTTTGCACATCAGGCGCGCAGGCCGGAATACTTCCCACGCCTGCTTTTCCGTTGTGGCGCCAGAGTAGACCTCAGCGCCGAACTCGTTATCACAGGTGAAGCAGTACAGCGCCACGCCGGCAGAGATCGCCGACTTTCCATTCTTGCGGGGGATCTCAGTGTAAACCTCCCGGAAACGGCGAAGCCTTGTCCCCTTCTGGACCCAGCCAAAGGCACAGCAGATGATAAAAAGTTGCCAGGGCTCCAGGGTGATCGGCATCCGCTTGAATGCCCACTCCCCCTTGGTGTGCGGCAGCAACTGAATAAACTTCGCGGCCTTCTCCGCAATGTCTTTGTCAAAGCGGTACCGGAATTTACGGCTCTTCTCCTGAGCCATATCGTCGATATGGCGCTGGCAGGCCTGAATGACATACTGGCACGCCGGGATCTTCCCCCGCACAACGTTGCGGGCGTACTGATTCGCGGCGTTAACGTTGGGATACGATTTCCGGCTCATGAGCTGATCATCTTCAGGAATGGGTTGGAGGTTTTCTTCTGGCCTGCAAGGCCGACCAGACGCTGGCGGCTGCTGGGGTCGAGGCCCAGCATTGAACCGGTGGAACTCATCTCCGATTCCTGTTCTTTCTTCGCGGTCAGTTCAGGGTTCTTTATCTTCCCGCCCATCGCGCCGTTGATGGTAAGCCCGTCTTTCGCGATGTTCTTCACTGCGCGGCGCCAGAACTCATAGGCAACGCACCAGCGCTCGAGAACGGCGAGATCGGTAACGCAGAGCAGGCCCTGGCCGCATAACTCTTTCGTTGTCAGCTCCCACATGACGGTTGCCATTGGAAGACCATCGTCTTCTGCAAACCAGTCCGGCGGATCCACACCCTTGATAGGAGTGAACACCGGCTCTTCTTTATTCAGGGCTCGCTTACCGGGGTTCCCGGCCAGCTCCTTGCGCGCCGTTGGCTTTGGGCGGCGCCCGGAACGCCCCGCCGTTCCAGCCATAAGCGACACTCCTGGTTAAATTTGATTTTTCGCGGGTATAAAAAAACGAGGAGGCGGGCAGTCCGGAAGGCGGTCGGCCGCAGGGATTTAACCACCCCCTCCCCCGGCCCGATGCAATCGAGAATAACTCTCATTTGATGCGGTCGCGCGCGGTCTTCTTGGCATGGCAGGACCAGCACAGGCTCTGCAGGTTGGAGTCAGCGTCAGTGCCACCGTGTGCCTTCGGGGTGATGTGGTCAACGCACGAGGCCGACTTAACGACACCCTTCTTCAGGTGGTCCTGGCAAAGCCCTTTGTCACGCTTCAGGATCCGCTCGCGTATGCCCTCCCACTTTGTGCCGTAACCACGCTGGTGTCGTGTCTGCCCAGGCTTGTACTGCTTCCAGCCTTCACCTTTGTGCGCATCGCAGTAACCTGAGGGGTCTATGGTTGTTAAGCGGCAGCCGCGAACGCGACAGGCCTTTGGTGTGCGTGGCGGCATTGCTACTTCTCCTTAAGCCATTACGATGGGTCTACCCATGGTGATGGCAATAAAAAACCGCCCGTAGGCGGCTTTCAGTAAACAGTGCTTCAATCAGTCGAGCGTTATTCTGTTCTCAAACAAGAAACTGTATATAACGTCATACTTTTCAGTATATATCTCAGCAATACTCTCAATATGCTCTTGATTCTTAACTTTGACCTTAGAGTCAACGACATAGTTTCTGACATACTGAGGCTCTACTAGCTTGTCGTTTAATGAAATCAATTTATATACAGCTTTATAGAACCGCTCTTGATCGCTAGGGTGGTGCGTATCCCAAGTATCTACTCTTAACCAAGAATCTAAAGGGGTTAAATCCATCGTGAGCATCTCCTTACATATAGGGGATGCTCAGAATAACCGCATAATGTGTATTGAAAAAGCATTATCGAAGCCCCTTATGGAAAAGTTTCTGCGTTTCCTTTTCCGGCGGTGCTGATGTCCAACGCGCTGGACATTACGGTTGCTCAATATGGGCGCACTCTTGGAGGGATGCGCCCTGCAAACTTCAGGCGAGGTATTAAGGGCACACTATAGAAGGCAGGAATCCTCCTGCCTCGTTCTCTAAAGGAGGTAATATGTTCACAGATATAGAACTTTCACTGGTCACTTCTCTGGCGCCATCAATCAATGCGATCGTTGAAACGACCTGCTTGGCAATTACATTGCGCCTTTTAAAACGCCATTACGATGGGTCTGCCCATGGTGATGGCAATAAAAAAACCGCCCGCAGGCGGCTAAGTTTCATAATTCTCGCAGAAAGAGACGTCATTAATGTTCTCGTGCAAACCCGAAAAGCAAAGCTACAAATGGTATTAATGCCCAGGTCACATTGGGAAACCAGAACTGTATGAACGACCCTATAGTAATGAGCAAGTAAGCTAATCCCATTTTCTTTCCATACCAAGATATGGACATCTTTACCTCACTTATAAATACCCTCAACTCTGGCTTTAGATATATAGGCTAAATGGGTATCTCCACCGTTCCTCATACTCTGAAGCCGAGGTTTGATCTTTACGAACCCTTCAAGCACTGAAAATACCGCTCCAGCAGTTACTGTTTCAAGAACATGTGGCGTGCTGAAAGCACTTAATATTGTCGCAATTCCAACTCGAATATCTTTCAAATTAAACTCTGGAGAGATATCCAAATCAAACTTAATAGGGCTACGCCACCCTTCGGCATTTAATCTATCTAAGTCAGAAATTGCACGAGTCAAACTCGAGAATGTTTTAGCTGCCTGAAGAGAGGGGTCGCCTGAGTTAATTATTTCGAAGTACAACTCATCGCAATAAGCGTGTAATGCTTGGAGTTCATCAGACCTTCTTTGCTTGAACTCCAATATTTCATGCAAGCCAACTTCAGGGCCCGGCACCGGTAAGAGGTTCTCAAGCTCCAATCGGACAGTTTCTTTCGAGACCGAACCATCACCCAATATGAGAGGTTGATCTCCTGTCTGATGGATGCTCCATGCTGTAGCCTTATCAGTTCTTCTTAACAAGTCCGCCGTATCAATCTGACTTTGCAGATATGGCGCTGCAAAGCTACTTCCACTAAAGGTGTCCCCTAAATCGATCATGGGCCTCTTGAGCAAACCACACTCAATAAAAACTTGTTCTTGGGGTAACGTACGCCCTATTAATCCGTTTTTTGGAATCGATATTTTATCCCAATAGAGTGCAAAGTAATTAAGTTGCAATGCCGAAAGCCCATTCCCGACGCTGACTCCATTGGGGACTTTTTTAATTTCAAGTGGTAAAGCAACAATACCTCTTTCCATGCAAACCTCACGGTTATATGTCCTAAGGCTTTGAAATTATCACTGTTGCTATGTCCACACAAATCATTACGACTATCAATATCTATTTTATGATTGCGTTAGCATTTTCCCCGCACGGGCTAAACATGGCTCCTCTAATGCGAGGTTTGACGTTCATTTGACGGCGTTGTACCAAGTCTGCCAGCGATATTTATCGAGGCGCAGCTGGCGCAAGCATTGGTTTGTTTCGATATCAGACTGCAGGTCTTCGTCGCTATTGGTGCCAGCATCACTTGCCCGGCACGGCTCCTGCATCAAATCCGCTGATGGAGTTGGCAGCGTCGATGGCACGCTGGCGCAGCTGCACAGCATCATTGTCAAACTGGCACACAGTACGATTCGGAGACTGAACATATTTCACCACGTCGCGGTATATGGTTCGGTAAATCACTTTGCCCTCGACGGTGGCCGCGGCGGCTTTCTTCTCTACCGGCTGGATGGCCTTCTCGGCGTTTTCCTTCTTCTTCGCCGCCAGCGCGTTGATATGGTCAGCGTGCGCACTCCAGCCAGAACGCCAGGCGATCGCCCCGGTGACCGAGACAGCGACCACCAGCGCCAGTAGAACGTATCTCAGCTTCATGACAGCGCCGCCAGCGCCCGGCTGTAACGCACCTTGCGGTCAGCCAGCCCATTCTGCCCACCGTTGATGATCTGGGTGACCCGTACGATATCGCCGGAATACATCAGGCAACCGCGTAACGCGAAAAACCAGGCCGCCGAACGGGCAGCGTGGCGCTCCTGCACCAACATCTCCGGCGTACTCACCAGATCCAGCTTCAGGGCATCGCCGCATTTGGTGTAGTTCTCACGTCCGGTGATCTGCAGCAGGCCACGTCCACGATACTTCCAGCCGTCGCCCTCGCCGATGTTGCCCATGCGGCCGCCATATACCAAGTTGGCAATTTGCGGCTGGTGGGCGTTCTGCTTACCGTCAACCCGGCCCAGCATCTCGCACTGGTACGGCGTCAGGCGTTTACCGAAGGTTCTCTTCAAGCCGTCGACCGAGTAGTTGAAGTTCTCCACCAGCGAGGTAAAGCCTGCCGATTCGTGGCCCAGCTGCGCGATGAACATGGCCTGATCGTTAACTGCGGTGATACCGAACTCTTTCATTGCCGCGTCGATATGTGGATACCAGCGCGCAGCCAGCGCGGCACTTACACCAGCTGCCTTTTCAAATTGCCGTTGATTCACTGTCAGCTCCTTTTACCGGTGACGTTGCCCCGGGAGATGATCATCACCACCATAAAGCCGATGTTGACCACCAGCTCTGAACGGTCGATTACGGGGTAACTGCCAACCCAGATGCGGATCGGGATAGAGAGGAACGCCAGCGCCAGAAAGTAGGCCAGCGTTGAGTAATACCATTTGTGACGGCTCTGGCCCCGGCTATAGCCTGCAATCAGGATCCCGGTGACCAGCGCCACGACAGCGTGCAGCTGCAGCATAACGAATGGAGTCATTGCCCCTCCTCTGCCGCCTTTTTCTCAGCACGTTTTTTGATGGCGAGGACGATAGTGATCATCGATGCAGCAGCAATCATTGCCCCGAGCGATTCAGGGATTCCCGTACCCTCGGTGCCCGGGATGTACTGCCCGGCTATTTTGTTGATGAATCGCGTTGCTGTTGGCGCACCCAGGATGCCAGAGATAAACGACACCACACCAAAGAGCACTCGCTCTATCGCGCTGAGATTATGTGACGTGAGAACGTAGATGAGCGCTCCGGCCAGCGCCCCGAGGATTACCCCTGCCTCAGTGTTTGCCCAGAACCCGGCAAAAGTGGCAGTCGTAACCGCTGCATGCGCCGTGGCGCTGCCGGATAGAGGTTCAGACATAAGCATTCCATGTGAGGAAGATCAGGCTCTCCGGATGAATTAACGACAAGACGAGTGATGGGGGTTCCGGGAGCCTGAATTAGAAAAGGCCACCAAACGGTGACCTCAGAAAAGGAAAAACCCCGCCGAAGCGAGGTTTCAAGATTTGTTTGATAAGGGCTTTTCGACGCTGCCATCGTGGCGCAGCTCTGCCAAGCATGAATGGATTATTCATCTTTCTGGCCCGTTTTCAACATAAATTGAAATATTTTTTAACAGACCTCTCAATTTTGCTCAGTTTTCATATGTCTGCGCACGGCCAGAAACACCTTCGCCTGGAAGATTTCAAGGCACCAGCGCACGCGCTTACGCGCTTCGCCGTCAGTTAGCCAGGGAGCCACGTGCTGGAGTTCCCGGGTGATGTCGGAGATCTTCTTCCGGGTGGTATAGAATTGCAGGCCAACCAGATACACTGGATCGTGCAGGTCGAAGGTGTTCAGCATGGTCTGCTCGATAAAGTCAGCATCATCGCGGCGCTCGCTCTCTTCGATTAACGCTGACAGGGTCACCGGCCACAGAATGGACCGGGCACGCAACGCCGCCTGTACGCCACGGAACCCCTCTTCCCTCGCCTGCCCCAGCGCCTCAGTGATGCGCGACAACTGACTGTCCGACCACTCCGATTGCTTAACCTCAGACCAGAACTGGCTGCAATTCTCCAGGCGGTATTGCGCGCGGGTTTTACCGCCGACGCATTCGCCCCATACCGTCAGCAAGGATTTGATCCAGGCTGACTGGACGCCCGTTAATGGCGTGAACTTGCCCAGCCAGCTTTTGCGCGGTGCTGATGCTGCTTTACCCAGACCTTCGATATGAATGCGGCGTTGACGTGGTGTCATCCTGTACTGCTCCTTAAGCCAGAA